TTTTGGTACAAATAATTTAAAATAGTAGTTTATGGAAAATCAAATTTATTTTTACCCAACTGGAAGTACTAAAGGATTCCCTGTGAAGACCAGAACTGAAATATTGAACATATTAAGGAAACAAGCACCCGAGATATTCACGATAGATATTGTTCCTGATAAAGGAATATATTATGTATTGGCAATATTTCGTGGTGATACTTCTTGGATTTGCGTCGGAATAACATCTGGCAATTTAGAATAAATTAATTATTAGCCATTGCAAACTTCTATCCACGCCCTACCTTACGAGTAGAAGTTTTCATTTTAAGCCCTATACTCTCAGCAAATTCGGCAAGAATAGTCACTCCGTCAGGTGCATCGTCGTGAGCGTTCCCGCCCTCACGTTTATACATCGTAAGCGACTTCATAAAGCGCCAATAATCAGAACCTTTTGCGTATTCCGATTCATCTAAGAACACGCAATGCTTCTTTATCCATCCGGCTTTCATGATAATGCGGGTTTCTTTATGCTGAGTGGTAGGACGTGCCTGTATTACGCATGATTTCTTATGAGCAGTTACGATCTTACGCACATTGATAGCAAAGATGCGGCCTCCGTTATTGCTTTCTATACGCATTTGGTCGCAATTGGTATCGATAACCATTTGCGCAAGCCTCGGCTCTGTCACCTCAACAGGGTCTTTAGTAAATACTACATCGGTAATAAAATACCTTTGACCAAAAACCTTTGCAAATGGAGCGCAAAAATCATCATCACCTTTATCAGCCGTATCTCCTGCACCGATTACGCCATCAGGATTCTTTCCTTCGATATCTGCTAATTTAAAACGCATGAGCTCAGATTTAGGGAATAGTAAACCTTTGGCCTCGTATGGCTCCTGCATATATTCAGCCGCCCATATCGTATCATCTGTTTCGGCTCTTAGTTCATGATAATACTGGGTAGTATGTACATCCTCACAGAAAGACTGATCATTTTCATTCAAGGCTGGAATACGAATGATCTCATCATAGTATTTACCGTCTCTGGACTCTTCTAAGCGGCCAAGTACATCATTAGCAGACCAACGGGTACCAATATCGATAGAGCAACAATTGCCTTCAATACGTGAATCGTGTGTACCTTGCTTCCAACTCCACGTCTTCTCATTGTTATTGTCAGACAATGCATCCTCAAGTGATTTATACAAGTCATCCGTTACGGCCAACATAGAAGCTCCGAAGCCGATTACAGTACCACCGACACCTGCACCAAAGTACGATACCTGCCGAGCCTTTTCAAGACTCCAACCATGAACGTTTTGTTTATCTGATCTCAGCTTTATTTCAGGAAAGACTTCTTTATACTTACGCGAGCGAATAATATCACGGGTATCATAAGAGAGTTTATTATACAGCGGATCGGCGCATGTATTACGCATAACAGATTCTTCCGGGAAGTGACCGAACATCCAAGAGATGAAAAGTGACGTTATGTAAGATTTTCCGGCTCGAGGTGGCATACTCACAGCAAGGCGATAAATCACATTGTTAGAATAAGCAACGAAAACACGCATAAACGCCTCAGCGACTAATCTCAAGAACGGACGCTTAGCGAAGAACTTAGGGTCCATATATAAGCAATAAGCCCAGAAGTTATTCCGGGCCTCTCGCTTGCGCAGAATGATTGCAGCTTCTGCCTTACGAATCAATATTTCCCTATCAGTCTGTGTCTCCATCAACAATCTTTTGAAGTTCTTCATCGGACAGGCTTTCCAAGCTGCTCTTAATACCGACTTCACCAGATACTTTATTCTCCTGTCTATTCTTCCAATTATCAGGATCACGGTTGGTAAGAGCAAAGATTACGGCTGCCGGAACCGGTTGGTAATGTTTATCAGTAACTACATGCTCCTTTACTCGGACAATAGGTTTTCCATTATCGTCTTTCTTTCCGGTATCAGCTGTCACGGTCCGCTTTTCCTGAACCGTATAACCTCGAATCATCTTCACAAGGGATCTCTTAGCCTCAGCAATTATTAAGTCATTAAACTCATCTTCAGCCTTTTTTATAGCGTCCGAAAAGTCCGATTTTGTTTTAAGCCAACTGTAATATGTATCTTTGACGATTCCAACCTTCTCACAGATTTCGGCAATAGTATAACTATCAGTACGGATGAGCGCACAGATATTATCGACTATTTTTTTGTTATACTTTGCCATGGGATGTTTTCTATAAAATATAAATAATGATTATTTTTGTGCTTATAATATTAAAAAGAATACATGGAATTTGATCAAAAAGCTACGATGGATTCATTAAAAGAATTAATGAAACTCCACTACGAAAGAAAATGTGCTTGGCAACAACAGCTACTTCTAGCAACTAGTACACTATTCGGTGTATTGATTGCACCACAAAAGGAAACATCAAGTATCCTTATAATAAGACTAATATTCGCTATTTCTTTAGTTTTTATGGCTTTAGGAATTCTATCATTATCAATAACATTATATAGTCAAATTGACGTAATAAAAAGGCTCAGGAAAAAAGCTTCAAAGAAAGCAGTTGAAGCATACAACAATAATGAACAAATGCAACCGGTTCTTATATCTGAGAAAAAAACATTTAAGGCCTTTGAGATATGCTCCTATATTTCTATAGTTTCATCTATTTTATTATTATCCATTTACGTTTTGCTTAAAGCTATTTATCCAACTTAATCATTGACTCAGCTATATCTAGGCAGTTTTCAAGTTCATTGACAACTGCTTTTAGTTCAATATACCTCCGTTTATCAACAGAACCTGAAACGCCTTCACTATTGATTTGTCTTTCAATCTCAGCCAGCTGTTCTTTTTTGCGAGCCAATCTTTTTTCAAGTACTTCTTTGTAGATCATAAATGCTGTTGTTTGCATGCCGGTATAGTTTTATTTCATGCCGACAAAGTTAATAATTAAATCCAAGGAACCCCTATCTTCTTGTACTTCGAAGAAAAACATCCAAGCATCGCGATTACTCTTCACGTTCTTTCAGGGTTCCATCTCACACAAGTTTGCTTTAAATATCTTCTCCAATTAAATCCTCTTCCCTGAAATCAAGCTCTGGGTATAACGATGGAATTTGTTTCAAGTCCCCCTTAAAGAAAACAAGAACGTTCTGATGCGTTTTACCTATCTTCCGGGAATGGTTGAACTGATTCGTCACACGCATGGCCAGAGAACCTATCTGTGTAGCAAGAATCATCTCGTTGTAATAATGCAAGCCGACTTCAAGAAAAGCGTTTATTGTATCGCCGACGAAGTTATAGTAAGCTCCATTCTTCCCACGAACCTCCCCTATTACAAATACAGCAAAACGGTTTTCTTTGAGCAATGAGCAGCTCTTCTGAATTATGGTTCTATAAGCATTCAAGAACTCCTCGTATTCCATATTCGACAAGTCACGTGGATCGTCTGAATAAACCTCCAAATCAGCATAAGGCGGACAGCTAAATATCATATCGGCTTTCAGACCAGCGTAGTGCTGATCAATATCACGACTATCACCACACTTCCAAACCGGACAGTCATTCTCCGTGAAAGGTGGCTGCATTTCTGCCGCATTCTCATAATTTGCTTTAATCTGTTCCGGACGCAAGTCAACTCCTCGATAGCGCATTCCTAATTTTGCAGCTACTATCCCACGAACGGAACCTCCGGCGAACGGGTCAAGAATAACTCCTGCAGGAATATTAAACCATCGGTATGCAAGCTCACAAAGAACCGGATCAAAGACAGAGGTACCATCCAGCATTGGAATATCATGCTTTTTGCAATATTCCGTTATTTCATCCCATGAAGGATCATAACCAAGCTTCTCACGCATTCTGTTGCGCACTTCATAAATTGCCGGATTCTGAGCTGAACGAGAATAGGTAATTTCTTTATCTCTGCCCTCTTCGCTCTTTATACCTAGAGATAACCAGGCACGTTTACGCTCCTGCCATCTTCCCTGCTTGGCATCAAGTATAGAGAAAGGAGGAATAATAAATCTTTCAGCTACATTATTGGGTTTTGTGGTAGATGCGGGCAATTCATCGGATAAGTCTATATCATCAAGAGAAAATTCCCAGTCTTTCAGTACTTCTTCGGAAAAGTTCTCTATAACTAGGTCCATGTCGAATTCAGAAGTATCCGAAGCATGGTTATCTGCCAATGCTAAAAGTTTGCGACGCTCATCCTCAAGAGATAGGTCCGTGCGCTTAACTACTACTAACTCTTTTCCGTTTGTTTCAATAACACGCACCGGTATGCCAAGCGCTTTTGCCTGCTCATACACACCATTGCCGGCTATCAGGTAGTTTTCTTTGTCCATCAGGACGGAACGACCGGCTCCACAATCTTCGAGGCTCTTTCGAATGATGTTTTTATTCCGGTCGTTATGAATACGAAAATTTTTAGGATCTAACTTTATATCTTCTTTCATTTTATAGTTTCAATTAAAATATACTTTTACCTGTTATTTTACATTTTATGAGAAGCAAAACTTTATTATACATCTCATAAAGTTGCTTTTGACTCTGAGAACCTTCCCATTCAGAAAAGTTGCCGTCCTGAAAAAAACGGTATTCAAAAACTTTCTTGGCCAATGGGCACAAATCAAGACTTTCAAATACTTCACGTACCTGATGCATTCTTTCAAGCGTAATTCCCGGTGTATCTATTTCATTGTCCGGAACATCCTCTATGTCCATACGTGAATAGTCTGCATTATCATCTGTCGGAATCCGTTTGTATTTGCTCTGATACGGCGAAGTCGGCGAAGTAACATTAAGCTTAATCATCCTCAAAACAAAAAAATCAAGTTCTGTATATCCATTCTTCTTGGTTGAAAGGAGTTTTTCGAGAAGCCTGTCGCTTTTCTGAAGAAGCGAACAAAGCACTTCATTTAAAACATCATGAGCCTCATCTGAAATACCTACCAGGCCACAATGGTACGATGCATAATCTAACCACCTATCGTATCTTTTTGCTATGTAATTATTCACTGCTGTGCTTGACATAAAATTATAAAGTTTTTCAGGTATACAGGATATGTAATTCACGGTTTATCTCCTGCTTTCCCCATCGATCTTAATCACATTGAACATCTCATTCACCCGATCAGCAATGTAGTCTCCATATACATCCGCTATCTTTTCAGGCTTCATGTTCGTGGTAACATGAGTCAGGCATTTATATCTCAACTCATACCGGGTTTGAAAGATGAACTGCATGACATTCATTTCCGTACCAAAATGCTTCACCGGGTATGGCTCCCGACCTACTTCATCAAAGGCAACCGTTACCGGTTTAGCATCATTGTAAGTCATCTTATTGAGTCCGTCAAGCCCTCTGCTGACATACATGTTTGCCGCCAATGATGCCGAGACGATTGAGAATCCCCCGGTAGAGAACCATCCTACATCATCCAGTTTCGAAAGGAAATCATACGTTCGAAGTATTTGAATGATGGTTGATTTTCCTGTACCGATAGGACCATGCAACCAAAGCCCTTTAGATGAATCTAGCTTGGTGCTACGCCCAACGGCATACAGGTAAATCTCATTCATGATCGATCTGTTTATGTCGCTGATTTCAAACGAAGGGCATTCTTTGACACACGCTGCCTTAAACAAATCGGCCTGTTTCTTCTGTTCCTGATGATCTGGTGTTATATGCACATCAGAGGTCGACCGAACGCACCCTAACAGGCTTCCTATCGGCTGTATCGATCCCTTTTTCTTGTTGTTTTCCATCTTTTTTGCTTTTAAGTTTAATATCCAGCCATCTCGAGAAATGGCTCATAGCATCTTTGGGCGCTTTTCTAGTCTCACCCTCGTTAGCGAGCTTCTGGAAGAAGCTTTTCAAGTACTGGTCAAAATCAGCCGGCATAAAAGTTTTATCGCGTATTCGAATGTTCATGCATACGGTTTCCTTCCAGGGCTGATTTGTTTTTAACTCATCGAAGCATTCCTTCAGCGTTTTTTCAAATACATCACTATCCGGAAATAAATCTCCAACGGCATGGCTTTCTCGCGTACGCGTGGGAGAGAGAGTCTTATCTCTTATCTCTTTATTCTTATAAGAGCTTACCTCTTTACTTACCAAGTTACTTCCCGTTCTACTTACCATGTTACTTCCTTTTCTACTTACGTCAAGTAAGTAATAAGTGGGAGATTTGACATTACGTTTTCCTGATACAAATTCAATTAATCCTTTTTGCTGCAATCTATTCCGAACTTCAATCACGGTCTTTTCTGCCATACCGGTTGCGAGGACGATTGTCTTGTTGGGATGCTCAAATGGATTCTGCCAACCACGAATATTGCACTCATTTAAAAGATAGAAGTACAAAAAAGCTTCGTTCGAGCTGAATTCAACACTCATATTCATCTTCCAAAATTGGTTCATGTAATCTATATAGGTCATCGTTGTTTTACGCTATTCTCTGACGGATCAGGTTTATATTCTTTTTCACGAGCTGAATGATACGATCGTGGTGTTCTGACACTCCGTTGCATACTGCCCTGGATTGAACTATTTTCAATGTATTGAGATTGATCTCAATTGTCTCAATTGGTTTCTTCTCGATACGAGCTGATAGAATCAAACAGTCCTTCTTTTTAAAATACTCATTGGTAAAGACACAATGGTGCATTCTATCACCTTCCTCTTTAAACTCTTCCACACTCTTAAGTGGAACAATGACTATCGTTCCGTCCGAAATCTTTAAATCAAAAAACACAGATTTATCTTTCACGTAATCTTCAGCTGCTTTTTTAAGTGCAAGCAACTTTTGCATATCCCTTTGCTTCCTTTCTTTTTCATCATCTCGCTTTTTCTTTGCAACATAGCAGTCATGAGCCTTTTTTAGATTCTTAGGGCACACATAAAAAGCGTTTCGTAAGTCTTTGCC